AAGCGGCCTGTGAGGCCGTGGCGGGCGGCCGCGTACCTGCCCAACCCTGCAGGCCGGCCGGTGTCAGGTGGACGAACGTCCGCCGCGACGCTGGCCGGCCTCTCACACTTCATCACGGACAGGCAGGCCGCCGGCTGGACCGTCAAGGTCTGGAAGGTGCTACCACTACGCGAGGAGGAGGGGGGGCAGAGCTAGCGCACGTAGAGCGGTGGACCCATCGTGCGTCCGCCTCAACCCTGACCAGACACGTACGCAAGGCAGGGCCGAGACGGGGAACAGGTGGCAACCAGTACCGCGGCAGCGCGACTCGCCCGAGCGCGTGCCTTGGGTCCAGCCTGCCTGGGGCTGGCACCATATCCAACATCTACCATATACAGCCAGCCACGGACGGGGGGCGACCACAAGCGCGGCGACTACGGCGGCCCGCCGGCCTGCCCCGCAAACGTCCGGTAGGCACACGGACCACAGCACGAGAGCTTCCACCCTGCTCGCCTGTCAGTGAGGCCGCCCACAGGGGCCAGGTAGCCGCCGCGCTCGGCCACCGACTGCCAACCTGTGGCGCCACCCTTGTGCCATGTTTCACGTGAAACACGAAGAGCGGCAGCGACGAGGACGGCACGCAGGTCCACACGTTTGCTGCCGGCTACAGCTACCCTCGGGGCATGGACAGCATGACGACACCACGGCTGCGCACCGCGGCACGTGGCTACGGGAACCCGCATCAGAAGCTGCGGAAGCGGGCGGCCGTGGACGTGGCGGCTGGGCTGGCAACGTGCGCGCGATGCAAGGGGCGCATCGCACCGGACGAGGCGTGGGACCTGGACCACGACGACGAACGCCGCGCGTACCTCGGACCGTCGCACGCCTCGTGCAATCGCCGCGCCGGGCAAGAGAAAGCGCAAGTGCAACTCGCGCTCGTGTCCGACTCACGCTTCACTCGAAATGTTCCGAACGTCTCACCCTCCACCATGACCCTGCCGTCAGATTCTCTCGCCCCGGGAGCACACGACTACGACCTGCGAGCGGAACTGGAATGGCACCCTGAGAGGCTGACCCGACACCCGTGGCTGCACTCATTCACGGACGTGCCCGAGGACGCTGCACCGCCGCTAGCGATGAGCCCGCCACCTGCGGACGCCGTGGGCTCCTACGGCGCGGCCGCCATCGAGTGGATGGAAGAGACGCAGCGGATCAAGCTCCGATGGTGGCAGGCGTTGGCGATCACCCGGCAGTTGGAGCACCGGGCGGACGGGACGTTGTGTCACAGGTCCGTCGTAGAGTCCACGCCGCGCCGCGCCGGCAAGTCCGTACGGATCCGCGCCCTGGCGCTGTGGCGGATGGCCCACGCGGAGATGTTCGGGGAGCCACAGGTCATCATCCACACAGGCTCCGACGTGGCGATCTGCCGCGAGATCCAGCGCGGGGCGTGGCGCTGGTGCGAAGAGAACGGCTGGGTCGTGTCGCGGGCCAACGGGAAAGAGGCCGTGGAGACGCCCGGCGGGGTCGACCGCTGGCTGGTCCGGGCGCAGAGGGCCGTGTACGGCTACGACGCCTGCCTGGGTTTCGTGGACGAGGGCTGGGACGTCGAGCCCGACACCGTGTCAGAAGGGCTCGAACCGGCGACGTTGGAGCGCAGTAGCGCACAAGTCCACCTGACGTCCACAGCGCACCGCCGCGCCACAAGCCTGATGCGGACGACGCTGCAACATGCGTTCACCACCGACGACCCTGAGACGCTGCTGCTGCTGTGGGGTGCCCGCCCGGGCTCCGATCCGGCCGACGAGAACGTGTGGAGGCAAGCGTCGCCGTACTGGTCCGACGATCGGCGCCGGATGATCGCCACCAAGTACGAGAAAGCGTTGGCCGGCGAGGACGATCCCGAGCTAGACGACCCTGACCCGATGCGCGGGTTCGAGGCGCAATACCTGAACATCTGGCGGCTGCGGGAACGCCGCGAGGCCGGCGTTCCTGTGGTGTCAGAGCGGGCGTGGGCCGCGCTCGCCACCGAGGTCCCGGCGGGCCGCGCCCCGGACGCTGTGGCCGTGGAAGATTGGTACACCGAGGGCGTCAACGTGGCGCAGGCGTGGCGTGTGGGGGACGCGGCGGCCGTCGTGAGCGTCGCCACCTACCCCGACGTCGCCACCGCGGCCGTGGCCGTCGACATGTCAGGGTTCCGCCGTCCAGTGCTGGCCGGCGCGTCGCTCTGCACGGATCCCGCGTGGAAAGCCGCGGGCGTCCGCACCGAGCCGCAGAAGGGCACCGTGCGGGCCGCCGTAGAGGACCTGGGCCGACTGCTCACCGATGGCGTCCTGGGCCACGACGGCGGCGCCGAGCTAGCCGAGCAGGTGCTGGCGCTTCGCGTGTCGCCGGGCGTCGATGGGCCGCGGCTGCGCTCCACCGCGCCGGCGGATGGCGTCAAGGCCGCCGTGTGGGCCGTGCTCGCGGCTCGCGGCAGAAAGACACGCTCACCGGTCCGGGTGCTTTGAGACCGTGACCTGTCCGTGACATAGTGTCCCGCGTGCAGTGGCCTTGGACGCGCCGGCAGGCGCCCCGCGATGACCTGTCCATCGGGGATCCCGCGCTAGCCGGCTACTTCGGCACCGCGCCCACATACGCCGGTGTGAACGTCACCGAGCGGTCGGCGTTGGGTATCGCCGCATTCTGGCGGGCCGTCATGCTCATCGCCGGCACCATCGCATCCCTGCCGCTGAAGAGCATTGGGCAGATTGACGATCAGCGCCAACCGGTCCGAACCTGGCTCGACGACCCTGGCACCGCGGACGGGCAGACACCCTATGAGTGGAAAGAGACGTGTCTGCTGCACGCCCTGCTCCACGGGAACACGTACCTGCAGCACATCTACAACGGGGCTGGCGGCATCGTGGGGGCGACGCCCCTGCACCCGTTGTCGGTCACGCCGTCGTGGGAGCGCCTGCCGAATGGCCGGTTCACCGGCCGGAAAGTGTTCGATGCGCTCCTCGGGGACGGTACCCGCCGTCAGTACACGTCGGCCACCATGACGCAGGTCATGGGGCCGTCGCTGGACGGGTTACGCGGGCTGTCCCTGCTCGGGGTGGCGCGGCAATCGCTGGGGACGTCTATCGCTGGGGAGCGGGCCGCGGCCAAGATGTTTGGGAATGGCGCCCTCATAGCCGGGCTGGTGTCGACAGAAGAGGACGTCGACAATGACGAGGCCGAGATTATCAAGGCCGGCCTGGATCAGAAGCTCGGCGGCTGGGAGAATGCCGGCGAGGTCGCGTTTGTGAACCGGAAGCTCCGGTTCACGCCGTGGACTATGAGCGCGGAAGATGCCCAATTCCTGCAGTCCCGCCAATTCCAGATTGAGGAGGTCGCCCGCTGGACTGGTGTCCCGCCGCACCTGCTCATGCAAACGGAGAAACAGACGTCGTGGGGTACGGGTGTCGCGGAGCAGAACCGCGGCCTGGGCCGATTCACACTGTTGGGGTGGACGATGCGTTTCGAGCAGAGGCTGTCGCGGCTGATCGCCGGGCCTGGTGGGCCGGCTGGGCCGCGCCGGTTCGCAGAGTTCGAGTTCGCGGGCCTCGAACGGCCGACACCGGAGAATGAGATAAAGCTCCTGATCGAGCAGGTAAAGGCCGGCCTACTCACGGTGAACGAGGCGCGCCGCATCCGCAACCTGCCGCCCATCGACGGCGGGGACGTCCTACGCACCGCCACCACCACCGCGGGCTCGCGCGAGCTACAGGACGTGCTCACGTGAAGGCCCGGCCGTGGGCGAGGGCGGATCACTTGCACCAACTCGCCAACCGCGGGCGGGCCATGACGGCGCGCCCGGAGAGCCGCGGCGGGGACTGGTGGAAGATCAGCAATGCGGACGGCGACCGCGCGGAACTCTTCATCTACGGGTACATCGGGGACGACTGGGCCGAAGAGGACGTGACCGCGGCGTCGTTCGCCAAGGCGCTCCGCGGCATCACAGCGCCGGCCATCGACCTACGGGTGAACAGCCCGGGGGGCGCCGTGTTCGATGGCATCGCCATCTACACGGCGCTGCTCGAACACCCGGCGACAGTCGACGTGCATGTGGACGGGATAGCCGCATCGGCGGCCTCGTTCGTGTCCATGGCCGGCGACACCATCGCAATGCAGAAGCCCGCCAAGATGATGATTCACGACGCCTCGGGGATCGTGCTCGGGAACGCCGCGGACATGCAAGCGATGGCGGACCTACTGGACGAACTGTCCGACACCATCGCCGGCATCTACGCCGACCGCGCGGGCGGCACGGCGGCAAGCTGGCGGGACGCAATGAAAGCCGAAACGTGGTACTCCGCGGCAGCCGCCGTGGAGGCTGGCCTCGCAGACCGCGTGGCGAACGACACCACCGAGACCGCGCCGGACGACCGGCAGAGTCAACTGATCCGCGCACGGGCGCGGCTACTCCTGAAAGGGGAGTGACATGGGAATCGACGAAATCCTGGCCGCGCTGCAAGCCATCGTGGACGGCGCGGACGGGCGGCCGCTCACGGCCGAAGAGGTCACGCAGTACGAGGGCCTGGAAGCCGACCTGCGCAACGCTCGCAGCGACGCGGAGATCCGAGCCCGCCAGGTCGCCTACACGACGCCGGTGCGCAACGACCTGCATGTCAACATCGGCGGCCCGACCCGCGATGAGTACGAGGACCTGAACCGGTCATTCGAGAACTACCTCCGCACCGGTGTCCCGAACGCCGACCTGCAGGAGCTTCGCAACGCGCAAGAGGCCGGCAGCGACAGCGAGGGCGGCTACCTCGTGTCCCCGGAGTTCCGGCAGAAGCTGGTGGAGGTTCGCCTCGCGTACGGCGGCCTGGCCGCGGAGGTCGACGACTTCTCCACCGAGCGCGGCGGGACATTGGAGTACCCGTCTCTCGACGACACCGCGAACTCCGGTGGCATCACGGACGAGGAGGCCGCCTTTGTCGATGGCGACGACCTGGCGTTCGGCACCGTGTCGCTGGGGGCGTTCAAGTACACGTCCA